TTTATTCTTCTTTTTCTTCCCTGAGTGGGATGGTAACAAGCCACAAAATAGTAGCCAAAACAGTAGCAACTCCTACTATTTGTTGGGCGGTACCAGTCAAAGTAAGCCAAGCAATAAAGAATCCAAGTAATGTCCATACTTGAGCAATACTTTCCTTAATAGCCTTTCCAAGCCATACTAAAAAGCCTTTAAGGGCCTTTACAAGCAATCCTAGAACCTTCTTTATAGCCAACCACATCTTAGACATATATGGCTTTATTTTTTCAAGCAAAGGTTTAAGATTAGGCTTTGGTATTTTAGGCATGTTTATTTTAGGTGCCTTTATTTTTACCTTTGGCAGTTTAATCTTAGATAAGATAGTTTTAATCTTTTCCATGGTTGTATTATATCCTCCTTATTGCAGATGCTACAGAGGCAACTATATTTGACACTAAAATCACAGGAACTATGACTTCTTGTGCCTTTTCTCTCTGATCATCTGTCATATCTTTACCCCATTGTGATGGGTCAGATAATTCTTCTAAGTCTACCCCCGAAAAAACTGCAAGCGGATCTTCTAATAATAATGCTGCTGCAGCCTCAGTAATTGCGTCTGCAATTGTATATGGCATTGGTGCATCTGCATTTTCTTCTGCTTTTTCAGTAAAAGAAATAATAGCAGCAGCAACTGCTGGATTATTTTGTGCTACTTCAGCGAGAATTGCTACATCATCAGTTTTAACACCAAAACTTGATGCTACTTCTACTTTTGCTGCAGTAGATAAAGCAGCCAAGGTTTGTCCAACAGCAGCCATTTGTTCTGGACTTAATTTAACTACAATATTGTCTTTGCTAGTAAGATTGGCTATCATTCTTGATAGGTCTTCTTTTGTACCCTCGCCTTTTTCTGGAATTAATTCTTCTATGTTAGTATTGTCTGATGATGGTTCTTCAGAAGGTTCGGCAGGAGTTGTCTCTGGTTCAGGAGTTGGCTCTGGATCTATATCCGTTGGCTGAGGTGAAGGCTCTGGTGAAGGCTCAGGAGTGGGCGTTGGTTCAGGACTTGGCTCTGGTGTCGTCTCATCAGTGGTTTCAGGCTCTGGAGAAGGAGTGGGATCTACTGGTTTTGTTTGCTCAGGAGATGGCTCAGGACTTGGCTCTGGACTTGGTTCAGGAGTAGGTTCTGGAGATGGTTCTGGAGTTGGTTCTACACTAGGCTCTGGTGTTGGCTCAGGCTGTGGCTGGTTGGCTAGTGCCTGCGCTATAGCAGCAGCAATTCTTTGTCTTTCTTCAAACTGCCATTGTTCGTTATATTCTTCTCTTGCATCAACAATTGATTCTTGTAAAACTACAATTGCCTGATCATAACTATCTTCTGCATTTTCTTTATCCTGTAAAGCATTATTTTTATCAGAAAGGGCATTTGAGGTATTTGTTTGTGCAGTAGAATATTCAGTTGTTTTTGTAGTCAATGTTTGATTATATGTAGTTAAAGTATTATTTTCTGTTGTATATACTGTGGATTTATCATTATATACCGCCAATTTATTGTTATAATCTGTCTGTGCTGTTTGTTTTGCTGCTAGAGCAGCATCATAATTTTGCTGTTGTTCTTGTGTAGGACCAGATCCAAATGATAAATACTGTTGAGGAATACCAGTCCAAATATTATTATAACCCCAGCCAACATGCATATCTCCTGGTCCACCACCGTTATACCACCAAACCTCAAGTTCAAACGTTTTCTTTTGTGAAGTATCTATCCATCTTGTGAATGGACTCCATGTGGTGCCCTGCTCAATCCATCTTTCTGTTTCTAATGCCCCATCTATATATAGTCTAAATCCGTCATCCGTTGCACCCGCAAGCCTTATTGAATTTATTCCCTCTGGCACTGTCAACTTAGTTCTAAAAATACCAATAATATTTTCTGATAATCCACATATTGCTCCCCATCCAGCATAAGCATTAAGAGATGTTATTGACCCTTGACACATTAATCCAGGGTTTGGAGGCAATACTGCTGTATTTCCACTTCTTGCAAGAGGGTATATTTGAAATGAAACTCCTTGCATATTAGAAGAATTTAATTCATTTTGTGCATTTGTAAGATTTGTATTTGCTGTAGCAAGATTAACTGCAGATATGTCTAAATCATCTTTAGCATTATTTTTATTAGTAAGGGCAGTTGCAACTATAGGCGTTTGATTATCTACCGCAGTTTGTGCTGTATTCTTTTCAGATAGTGCAGTTGCCTCTGCTTGAACAGCAGAATCATACAAGTCCGACTTATCTTCATATGTATCTTCTGCATTATAAAGTATATCTTTTGCATCTATTGCATCTTCATATTTATCTTCTGCAATATCAATTAGATCTTGTGTAGATTTTTTATCAACTAAGTTATCTACGTCTATATTAAGTTGATTAATTTGTTCATATGCTACCACTAAAGGATCTTCTGCTGCTTGAGATGTTCCAGTAAATAGCCATCCAAAGCCAAGGATAAATGTTAATAGTATACGGTATAACTTTGTAGTCAATTGGGGGACTCCTAAAAGAAATTATACCATTAAAAAGAAAAAGGCGCAGATTTCTCTGCGCCCTAATCTTTAGTTTGTTAATTACTTAACAAGTGCAACTCGTGCCTTTGGATTTGACTTATTCCATTGACGAGCCAACTTATTAAATGCAGCCTTTAGATCTGCAATAGCCTTAGCATTTGCAGCCTTTACAGCATCTAGTTCTACTTTAGCAGCAGCCTGTGCATCAGCAAGAGCCTTGTCTGCAGCAACCTTAGCAGTAACTGCATCAGCCTTCAACTTAGCAATTTCTGCATTAGCCTTTACAAGATCAGCAGCAGCAGTTACGGCAGCAGCATCGGCAGTAGCCTTTGCAGCAGCAGCATCAGCAGCAGCCTTTGCTAGAGCATCAGCAAGTGCCTTATCGGCAGCAGCCTTAGCGGTTGCAGCAGCAGCCTTTTCTGCAGCAAGTGCAGCGTTAGCAGCAGCAAGTTCTGCAGCCATATCACGAATTGCAATTTCTGCAAAAGGCGCTAGTACTGGAGTTGCAAGACCAGCAATTGCAGTTGCAGAAACAGCATCTCCTGCTGTCTTAGGTGCAAATGTAATCAATGTTCTTGTTGAACCAGTTGCTGGAAGAGTTACCTTAAAGGTAGCCTGACCAAATGTTGCAAGTGTGTCTCCTGTTGAGACAGTAGCAGTATCAAGTGTTCCTGTGTTAGCAAATACAGTAGCAGTAATTTCTTTTGCAGATACCTTGTTTCCAAATGTATCTACTGCAGTTACTACTACGTCTTGTTTAGTTCCTGCAGCAGCAGATGCTGGAGCAGTTACAGAAAGAGTATGAATCTTTCCTACAGTTCCCTGTACATAAAATGTTGTTGTATTTACACCATTGGTAAATACTACTGTTCCAATTGCTGTCGTTTTTGTATATACGAAAAACGTCGCAGTTGTTCCTGTACCAGTTGCAATTGTCAAAGATGCAGATCCAGATGCGGATGATACTGGAGCAGCATCGCTGTGCAACGCTGAAACAATAGTTGCATTTGTTGCAGATGCTGTTACAGATGTTCCTGCAGCAACTGTTGCGACAAACCTAACAACATCTTCCTTATCAATCTTATTATCTTCTGGTACTGCACGTGCAATTGCTGTTCCAACAGCAGTTCCAGCAGTTGCTGGAGTATCGTAATCAGGTGTTAAAACACCGCTTACGGTGCGATCAGCCTTCCATGTAGTTGCTACTACAGAAAGCGTGTTAGCACTTGCAGGTGTTGACACTAGTGTGCCCAAAGTCATGGCTGCAACCATGGCAAGAGCGATTTTCTTAAATGAATTCATTTTTCTCCTCGTTTTTGATTCATTAAATTAATTTGTATTCATTAAGGAAATCTTGAATATCTTCAGGAATTTCCTTGTTATCCAATTCTACCATAGCCTTCTGCTTGTCCGCAAGTCGGCTGGCAGAACTCCAAGTATGAACCTCAATTTCTAGATTAGAGTCCTTACTTGTATGGGATATTGCTCCAAATACCGCCCCACAAACGGCATCTGCCAAGTCCTTAGATTTCTTGCGTGGGTGATCTACACGATTATTTTTCATAATCTTCAACTCACTCATTTCCTCAAGAAGTAAAGGAATCATAGGCATTGCAATTCTCTCTTCATATATCATCATTGCTAGGTCTTCATAGTGTTTTTTAGCAACGGAAACAGTATCAGTTTTTATTCCTACCGCTTTTAATTCTTGCTGAATATCAAAGGACTGCCAGCGGTCAAATGTAACCATACCGATATTAAAACCTTCTCTTCGTAGATTTTGTATCCATTTCTTAACTTCAGATAAATCTACAGGACCTTCTACTTTTGGTTCCCACCAAGCAACAGCATCCACAACAACAATAGGCGCTACCTGCTCGTAATCTTTAATTACCTGAATGTTCACCCAACGTTCAACATGTGCGATAGCAACAGCACACTTGTCATGTTTTTGGGCAAGGTCAGCGTGTATGTAATAAATCTTTTCTGGATCTGGTTTAAAACCAGCATCAAATCTCCTATGATTATCTAGTGGATTTCTTAATGTCATACATTTTTCTAATTTATCTTTTTGTTTAAAGAAAGAATCAGATGAGTATGTTGGGGTACACAAGAAGCGCATCATTGCATCTCCAAGATCAGTAATAAAAGCAATCTTAAAATCATCAATTTTCCTAGTAGGATTTACTTCCCATGTAGGTCTTTTAAGGGCAAACATTCTAGGATATTTATAAGAAAGAATATGGTCTTCTTCCCATACAATTTCAAACTCATTGTCTGGTCCTTCTGGCAATTCTTCATTAATAACAAACTTATGCCTACGCTCT